AATATATCTTTGTTGTTTAAGTAATTGACTTTTCTCATAGGTTCTCCGATTAATTATGTATATTATAAACTACTATGTTAATAAAGTCAACTAAATACTTTATATAAATAGGAATTTTTTATGGCAATAACTGACAGTAATGGTAGACCAATTAATAGCGGTAGAGGAACACCTCCAAATCCTGCACAAATAGCACAAAGAGCCGCAAATGCACGTAGTTCTTTAGATCCTGCTGCATCAATCGAAGCGTTTGCTGGTTCTGAAAATATTAAAGGACTAGCCGCGGGTGCAAAACAACGAGTTGAAGATTTTGTACAATCTACAGGATTTGGAAAAGCACTTAGATCTTTTGGACTTTTACCAGATGCCGAACCAGAAGCGTTCGAATTTGTAAGTGCTACTAGCGGCGATGCAAATCCAGATTGGAGAGTCAAGTTATCCTTACCTAAAAACTTTGCAGGAGGATCTATGTTAGGACCACTTTTTGAAACTGATGGTTTAGTGTGGCCTTATACTCCGCAAGTTTATATTACACATTCGGCTAATTACAGTCAGATACAGCCGGTTCATAGTAATTATCCTTTCTTTGCATATCAAAATTCTAAAGTGGATGCATTTAGTATTGTGGGAGACTTTTACGTTGAGAACAATTATGAAGGACAATACTGGCTCGCTGCTGTTCACTACTTGAGAAGTATTACCAAAATGGCATATGGTAGAACTAGTAATGTAGGTGCTCCTCCTCCTGTTGTAAGACTTAATGGTTATGGAGATTATGTTTTTAAAGATGTTCCGGTTATAGTGCAAAGTTTTGCTATTGAATTAGGATCTGATGTAGATTATATCAAAGTACCAGGTTATGGGCCGAATGGTGCTTGGGTTCCTACACGTAGTAATATTCAAGCAACAGTACAGCCTATATACAGTAGACGTGCAGTTGAGTCATTTAGTTTAGACCAATTTGTTAAAGGCGGATATGTTGGTAGGGGTGGATTTATTTAATGGCAAAATATACAGCAAATAGTCCGTGGAAAGATACTAACACTAAAAATGGACAGTATCTTGATATATTAAAAATACGTCCGATACCTGCAGAGTCAGATGACATTCCGTATGTGATACAAGTACAATATACACATAGGCCGGATTTGCTTGCCTATGACTTATACGGAGATCATAAATTATGGTGGGTCTTTGCACAACGAAATATCAATACATTAAAAGATCCTATTTACGATTTTGAAGCAGGTACTGAGATATTCTTACCTAAAGGAGGCAATTTAAAAAGATTGCTAGGAATCTAAATGGCTAGACTAACTCCGCAAAACTTAATTGATAGGGCTACAAAAGTCGGCAAGTCTGTACAAGACCTTGCTGAGTCTACAGCCGGAAATGTTGCCAAGGCCTTTACTACTTCACCTAATATAAATGTTAATGCTATTGCAGATTCAGTTGATGGTGCTCTCACTGATAAATTATCTGCAGCAGTAGACCCGCAGTTAAAAATACCTTTAGACTATAGAACACAACTGCAATATGAAAACGCAGAATTAGAAAATTTTAAAGACCTAATAGGAATAACAAGCACAAGCGGTCCTCCTTTTCCTAACGATTTACGTGACTTTGCTAGTTATAATTATGTGCTTGGTCTAGGGGTATTAAATACCTATGAAGTTAATTTTCCAGATAAAACATATAGGCTAAGAGATCCTGAAATAATGATTACTAGATCAGGTGGTGGTTTACCTGGTAAAGCAACAACTATTTTTGAGAAAAAACGACGTATAGAATATTATATTGATGATTTTGAGACCAATGCAATTATCGGCAATAACACAAAAACTAAACAGACTAATGCAGTTTCAATTGACTTTAAGGTTACGGAACCGTTATCTATGGGCATGTTCTTACAAACACTACAAGTTGCAGCTGTACAAGCAGAATACAAAAATTATCTTGAAGCACCGTATGTCATTACACTAGAATTTAAAGGATGGGATAATAATGGAAATTATATTTCTAAACCTAATCTTCGTAGGATATTCCCAATTAAATTAGTAAACATAGATTTTAATGTTACTGAAGGAGGAAGTGTTTACAACGTTAGAGCTATACCGTGGCACGAGCAAGGATTATCAGATCAAGTACAAAGCACAAAAACAGATATTACCATTACCGGAAGAACAGTAGAAGAATTGCTACAAAGCGGTGCCAAAAGTTTGATGTCTACTTTCAATGAGTATGAACAGAAAAAATTAGAGAAAGAACAAGTAAAAGCAGTAGATGAATATATTATTACTTTTCCTACGCAACGGTCTACTGCCCAAGAAGAACTTTTAGGACAAGATACAGAAGTTAGTAAAGCTACAACTAATCCTGAATTAAATGCAGGCGAGGGAGAGAAGCGTGAAATTACTGATGCAGAAAAATTAAAATTATATCAAAGCATCACAGGCAACGAAGATAGTAATGTTCCTGCGGATTTTGATGCCGAATTAAGTAAACTATCAGGAATAGTTGTAAAACGTTCTGGTATAGGCGAAGCAGTAAGAGAAAACGCTCAAAATCCGGATAATATAAACGAAATAGGAAAATCTGATTTAATAGAATCATATCTTGATGGAGGAAAGCAACCTTTTGGAAGACCTAAATTTGTTGAGGAAACAAAAACTACTAGCGGAGGGCCTCCTAATAGGAATACAACTGTAGGAACAGGGGTATTCAAAAGAGGCAATATTACTATTAGCAATAAAGGTCGCGATTTAACATTTAAAAGTGGTACAAAAGTACAAGATATAATAGAAGAAATAATTATATTAAGTGATTATGGTAGAAAAGTAGCGGAAGCTGAACCAGATAGTAATGGATTGGTAAATTGGTTTAAGATAGAAACTGATGTATATGATATTACTAATTATGAACAAATGGATTTAACCGGACAATTTCCAAAATTATATGTATTTAGAGTTGTGCCCTATAAAGTCCATATTAACAGATACATGCCTCCTACAAAAGCAAGTCCAGGAATAAAAGCATTAGAAAAACAGGCTTGTAAACAATATGATTACATTTATACTGGTAAAAACGATGATGTGCTAGAATTTAATCTTGAATTTGACAAAGCATTCTTTACAGCAATTATGCCATTTGGTGGCGAAAACAAAGCAGGAACAAAAGAAGAGAAAAGCCAAAGCCCTGGAATATCACCAGGCCATCCTGCATATAAACCTGTTCCGGGTGATACAAACAATTTAAGCAACAGTGGCAACAGCACAACTAAAGAAGTTTCTAAACCAGGCGGCACTGGTAAAGGTGGCCTACCAGAACGCACAAAAGAATCAATTGCCAGAGATTTTAACGATGCTATTGTAAACAGTAATGTAGATTTAGTAACAGCAAATATGACTATATGGGGAGATCCTTATTATATAGCAGATAGTGGAATGGGAAACTATAATGCTGCTGAAACACCTATAATTAACATGACCAAAGACGGTACTATGGATTACCAAAGCAGTGAAGTTGATATAATATTAAATTTTAGAACTCCGTTAGATTATAACCAAGATGGTACTATGGAATTTCCCGGAAACGGAACAAAACCAGTTGGCGCCTTTAGCGGATTATACCAAGTTATATTTTGTATGTCTACTTTGTCCGGAGGCGTATTTAACCAACAACTAAAATTAATTAGAAGACGTAATCAAGAAGGTAGGGATACTAACAGTGAACCTACTACACAAGATAACAAAATTTACACTGAGTATGCTGATGATGCAGCAGATGCAAATTCTAACCAAAGCAAAGGCGCATCAGATCAATTCGGCGGCAATGACCAAATATAGGATTATTAAATGAGTAGTAGGAATCAATTTACAAGGCAAAATCGGCCCGACTGGATGGAAGGCTCAGGACCTTATATAGGTAAGATTGTAAATCATTTAGATAGCGAATATATGGGGGCTATCGAAGTAGAAATACTAAAATTAAATGATGCTGGTAATCCTGAAGGCGGAAGCGGATACCTACTCCCCTGTTATTATGTAAGCCCTTTTTACGGCGTTACACCTAGAGAAGGAGTAAAACCTAATCCAGGTTTTGACAACACACAAAAAAGTTACGGAATGTGGGCTATACCACCGGACGTAGGAACTAAGGTAGTTGTTCTTGCTATGGAAGGAAGTTATGGATTTGGATATTGGATTGGTTGTGTACAGGACAAGTATATGAATTTTATGGTGCCCGGAAGAGCATCTACTACATTTAATAGCGAAGACAACACTACACCAAAACCAGTAGGAGAATACAACAAAGCATTAGAAACTGCAACAGGCAGAGATCCTACCAAATATATAAAACCTTGTGACATGGACACTTGTGATGTATTGGGTAATCAAGGTTTAGCAGGTGACACTACACGTGGTACAACTACTACTAGTGCAAGACGAGAAGTTCCTAGCATGGTTTTTGGTTGGAGCACCCCAGGGCCAGCCGACAGGCGACAAGGAAAACCAACAGCGAATTATGGAGAAAATTTTGGTAGAAGTCAAGTTCCTTTTAATAGGCTAGGAGGAACTACTTTTGTAATGGATGATGGCGATCCTATGTTACTAAGAAAAACACCTTCTAGCGGACCAAAAGCAGGACCACCAGAATATTCTAGTGTAGAAAAAGATGAAATAGGTGAAGTTACTTTACCGCACAATGAATTAACAAGATGGCGTACTAGAACAGGCCATCAAATCCTTATGCATAATACCGAAGATTTAATTTATATCGGAAATGCAAAAGGGTCAACTTGGATAGAAATGACTGCCCAAGGTAAGATAGATATTTTTGCAAATGATAGTGTAAGTGTCCACACAAAAAATGATTTAAACATTACAGCGGACAGAGATATTATTATGAAAGCTGGAAGAAATATAAGTTTAAAAGCGGGCAAAGACGGCAGAATAACAGCAGGTGAAGGTACACATATTAGTTCTAAAACACACACTGAAACAGCACCTGACGGAATAAACATGAATGGACCTACAGCTAAAACAGCAGACGTTCCTCTACGTACACCACAACACGAACCATGGATGTCACATGAAAATTTAAATCCGGTAGAATTTACACAAGCTAAAACGGATGCTGATCCTGCAGCAGGAAACACAGCAGACGAAACAGGAAACAATTTTAAAGCAGAATATAAGAAAGTAGCGGACACATTCCGTAAAGGAAGGTAATATAAATACGTTATGAGCAATTTAGAAAAACAACTTTATAAACAAATCAATGTTCCGGGTAAAAAGAGTGCTAGTACATCTGCACCAGGTTCGCGTACTTATAGAGGTATTAGTACAGTAAACGAAGGCAATTCATCTAAGGTATTATATGATCTTTCATTGATAAAACAAGATATTTTAAATCATTTTCATATAAGGCAAGGTGAAAAATTAAGTGACCCAGAATTTGGAACTATTATATGGGACGCACTTTTTGAACCTTTTACTGGCGATATGAAAAATGCTATTATTGAAAATGTGTCAAACATTGTTAATTATGACCCAAGAGTAAAAGTGAACAATGTAATAGTTGATCAGTACGAAAGTGGCCTGCAAATAGAAGTAAGTCTTACGTATCTTCCTTATAATATTTCAGAAAACATGAAATTAACATTTGATCAAAGCAACGGCTTTTTGAATACATAATAATATACGCATATTATTCAATAAGCTAAATACTGTATAGAAGGAAGAGCCATGTCATCAACAGATAGACAAAATAGATTATTAGTAGCAGAAGACTGGAAACGCATTTATCAGTCTTATAAAAATGCTGATTTTCAAAGCTACGATTTCGACAATTTACGTCGAACAATGATCTCTTATCTAAGAGAAAACTACCCAGAAGATTTTAATGATTACATTGAAAGTTCTGAATACCTTGCTATTATTGATCTTATTGCATTTTTAGGACAAAATTTAGCATTTAGAGTTGATTTAAATGCTAGAGAAAATTTTCTAGAAACAGCAGAACGTAGAGAAAGTGTTCTACGACTTGCAAGATTGTTGTCGTATAATCCAAAAAGAAATATTGCAGCAAACGGGTTGCTAAAGATTGAAAGTGTAAGCACAACAGAAACGCTTTTTGACAGTAATAATACTAATTTAGAAGGCCAAACAATTTTATGGAATGATCCTTCTAATCCAGATTGGAACGAGCAATTTACAAAGGTGCTTAATGCAGCACTTCCAGTTAACGGAACATTTGGCAGACCTGTCAAGAAAGAAAATGTAAACGGAATTCCTACAGAACAATATAGATTTAATTCTACAAATTCAGATGTACCTGCTTTTAGTTTTTCCAAATCAGTAGACGGATCTACTACAAGGTTTGAAGTAGTTTCAACTGATATATCCGACGGTGCTATTTTAGAAGAAGCACCATTTCCAGGAAACAACTTTGCATTTCTATATAGAGATGATGGCCGCGGACCGGCAAGTAGTAACACAGGATTTTTCTGCCACTTTAGACAAGGTACTTTAGACCAAGGCACTTTTAACGTTTCAAATCCAAGCACTAACCAAACAGTTGCAGTTGATGCAACAAATGTTAATAATTCTGATTTATGGCTTTACAAATTAGATAGTTTTGGAAAAGAAATAGAACAATGGACAAAGGTTGAAGCAACAGAGGGTAACAATGTTATCTACAACAGCCTTTCAAAAAATATTAGAAATATCTTTAGTGTATTAACTAGAATCGATGATAGAGTAAGTTTAATATTTTCAGACGGTGTGTTTGGAAATTTACCGCAAGGAAATTTTAGAGTTTATTATAGAACAAGTAAAAATGCAAGACTTGTAGTTGACCCTAAAGATATGCGTGGCATTAGTATTGATATTTCCTATGCTTCAAAGGTAGGAAAAATAGAAACACTTAGTATTACGTATAGCCTACAAAGCACAGTAGATAATGCAACAGTTTCTGAAACTAATGCTAATATACGCCAACGTGCTCCTGCAACTTATTATACACAAAATAGATTAGTAACAGCTGAAGATTACCAAATTGGACCGTTAAGTATTAGTCAAGAAGTTATAAAAACTAAATCTGTAAATAGGATTGCAAGCGGAATAAGTAGGTATTTTGATTTATTAGATGCAACAGGAAAATATAGTAAAACTAATTTATTTGGTACTGACGGAATCATTTACAAAGAAATTATTACAAATAAAAATAAGTTTACATTTTTAACGCAGACTGATGTGTCTGGTGTAATACTTAATAATATAGAACCTATATTGTCTAGTAAGGCAATGAGAAATTATTACTTTGTAAAATTTCCTAAAGTTGATACAAACGATTTAAATATAACTTGGGTCAAGTCTAGTTCCGATACAAATATAAGCACTGGATATTTACAAAACGTAAATGGTATAAAACAATTATTAGGAACATTCACAACAAGCATACTTAAATTAATACGTCCTGGTACTAGTCTAAAATTTATTGCACCAACCGGAAAGCATTTTATGCCAGATGGAACTTTAATGGATGGTGCTGCTGATCATCTCAATTCAAGATCTTATAAATGGGTTAAGGTTATAAGTGTAGAAGGAAATGGTACAGTTGTTTCAAATACAGGTGCAGGTCCTGTAGTATTCAATGATGTAATACCTAGCACAGCAAAACTTGTAGAAATAAAACCTTTCCTTGCTCAGAACTTAGAAGAAGATGTCAAAGTACAACTTATTGATCAAATATTTGCATACAAAACATTTGGATTAAGATTTGACATCAATTTAGGACAATGGCGTGTTATAACAGAAAATAATCTAAATGCGAATGGGGCATTTAACACTGGTAAAACTGGCGACAATACAAATCAACAATTAGATGCTAGTTGGTTACTTAAATTTACAAATGACGGCGAGACGTATACTATTGAATCAAAAGGAAGTAGATATGTTTTTGAAAGCGACCAAGAAATAAGATTTTACTTTGATAGCAGCGATAAAATTTATAATAGTCTTACTGGCAAAATTGTGAAAGATAAGATAACAGTTTTAAATAATAACAATAAGCCAGATAGCGTCAATAGTTTTACAGTAGATATGGATTGGGAAATAACTCAAGAATATAGAGATGCAGAAGGATATGTAAATAGCAAAAAAGTTGAAGTAACATTTTTTGACAATGATGATGACGGAGTAGTCGATGATCCAGAAATATTTGATGTAATAGTAGACGAAAATACTAATCCATCAATAAAATACATATTCCAGAAAAAAATAACTACTACTGACGGCGTTGATGATTATAATTATGTTGACAACAGTATTGAAAATATTATTACAAAACAGAATATAGACGAAGTAGGAGCATTAAGTTCATATACTAACAATCAAATATTTTATTTTATAGATAGCGGAGTTTTTAATAGATATAATTCCAGCATAGGTAGTTTAGAACTTGTAACAAATTACAGAGCTTATATTGGAAGAGATAAAATAAAATTTCAGTACATACATGCGGCTGACGATAACACACGTATAGATCCTAGTTCAAGTAATATAATAGATACATACTTGTTAACAAGATCTTATGATACGCAATTCAGACAATATATCGATGGCACTATTACAACAAAGCCGTTATCACCTTCTAGTGATAGCTTATTCCAATCTTATGGAGCGGAAATTAACAAAATAAAATCTTTAAGCGACGAAGTAATATATCATCCAGTAAAATATAAAATATTATTTGGTAATAAAGCTAATTTAGATTTACAAGCATCTTTTAAAATTGTAAAAAATCCTGATCTAGTTTTAAATGACAATGATATAAAAAGTAGAGTAATTAGTGCAATAAATCAATTCTTTGCATTAGAGAACTGGGAGTTTGGAGAAACATTTTACTTTTCAGAATTATCGACTTATGTAATGAATGAATTGGCACCCGATATAGTTACATTTTTAATTGTGCCTGCACAAGTATCACAGTCTTTTGGCGCACTATACGAAATAAAATCCGAAGTAGACGAAGTGTTTATTAGTGCTGCAACAGTAGATAATTTAGACATTATTGATGCTGTGACAGCAACAAAAATCAGTGCATCAGGATCAATAGAAACAAGCAGCACAAGCACAAATACCGGTATTCAAAGCACTTCATCTAGTGCCACAAATACAAGTAGCAGTAGCAGTAGCAGTAGCAGTAGCAGTAGCGGAGGTAGTAGTTACTAATGGCTTACGATAACAATCAAAATGAATCGCCGCTTCCAGGTGGCAACGACAGTATACGTAGAAAAAGCCAAGATCATTTACCTAGGTATTTTAGAACACCGTACAATACAAAGTTTTTATCTAGTACATTAGATCAACTTATACAACCTGGTGTTGCTGAAAAATTAAATGGCTACCTTGGCCGTAAAGTAAGCAAGGCATTTATGCCTACTGACAATTATATCGGTGGCGTTACAAATGATAGAGAAAATTATCAATTTGAACCTGCCGCAGTGATTAAAGATGATTTAGGTAACATTACATATTACAAAGATTATAACGACTATATTAATACTGTAGGAAATCTAGGCGGATCAACTGTTAACCACAGCAGGTTAAATGCACAAGAAGAATATGCTTGGAATCCTCATGTTGACTGGGACAAGTTAACAAATTACAGAGAATACTATTGGTTACCTAATGGACCAAGTTTATTAACTGTTGTAGGACAAACAAAAGAAATTGTAAGTACATACACTGTTGGACTAGGACAAAATGTAGATAATGTTACTTACGTGTTTTCGCCAGATGGCTTAACAAATAATCCTACAATAAAATTATATAGAGGCCAAAAATATAGGTTTGAAATTGACACTCCAAATCATCCTATGGCGTTTGCAACAAAGAAAAGTTTTACACCTGGCGAAGCAGTTATTGTTGAATCTACAGACGGTGTAAGAAGTGCAGGTGTGTTTGATGTAGTTTTATACGATCAAGAAGGTACTGCATATGACGCAGGCGGATTTATTGTAGATCCTATTACACAAGCGGAAGCACAAGAAAGTTTTAGGCAAGGAACAGCAACAAATTCATCATTAATTTATGATACAGGAGTTTCAAAAGTCGATGACGATGGCAATACTGTATCTACTGTATATATTGAAAAAGGGATAATTGAATTTACTATTCCTGATACTGCTCCAGATTCATTGTATTATATTTCAAAAAATGATCCTAACACATCTGGATATATGCAAATTTTTGATATAGAAGAAAACACAGCAATCGATGTTGAAGCAGAAATATTAGGTAAAAAAACTTATACTACAAGTACAGGATATGATTTATCTAATGGAATGAAAGTTGAATTTGCGGGCGAGGTAACCCCAGCAAAATATAGTTTAGGCCAATGGTATGTTGAAGGTGTAGGTGACCGTATACAATTAATTCAACAAGATGACTTAACTGTAAGTGGTACATTTACAGATAATATTGAAGTAAAGTTTGATGCCCAAGGATTTGATTTTTATCCATTTAGTGATGCATTAGGATATCCAAGCAAAAAAGATTATATTGTAATTAATCGTGCAAGTAAAGACGGAAATTTGTGGAGTAGATATAATAGGTGGTTTCATAGATCTGTAATCGAAACAAGTAACATGTTGAGCGACAATCCTTCTACTCTGTTAGAAGATTCGAGAGCAAAGCGTCCTATTATTGAATTCAACAAAGGTATAAAATTATTTAACTTTGGTACAAAATCTAAACTAGACGTTGATTTAATAGATACCTTTACTAAAGACATATTCTCAACTATTGAAGGAAGTCCGGGATATAATGTTGACGGCGTAAACCTAACAAATGGTATGCGAGTATTATTTAGTGCTGATACAGATGATTTAGTCAGCGGAAAAATTTATAAGATTAGTTTCATAAAGTTTAAAAATGCAACCCAAATATCTTTGGTAGAAGAAACTGATACAACTCCTATTACTAATGAAAATGTATTTGTAAAATTTGGAACAACAAATGGCGGAAAGTTTTTTACATACGACGGCAAAGCCTGGAAATTAAGCCAACAAAAATCTGCTGTCAATCAACAACCATTATTTGATTTATTTGGTAGCGACGGAAACTCTTTTGGTGACACTACAAAATATAATTCTACAACATTTGCTGGAAATAAAATATTTTCTTACAAACAAGGAACAGGTGTTAATGATGAAGAGTTAGGGTTTCCTTTATCTTATAGAAATATAACAAATACCGGTGATATAACTTTTAACTTTGATCTTACAGATCAAGCCTTTACATACCAAATAGGTACAGAGCTTTTTAGTAAAAAGACAGATACAGGATTTTTAAGATCTTATACAGAAATTGATAAATTTAGTTATGTGAACGGTTGGCTTAAAACAAATAAATTAAGCAGCCAACCAGTTATTCAACAATACATCTATGATAATACAACAGATAATTTTTATATCGATGTTTATGATAATATTGATTATGTAAATAATCTTTGGCTTAGGGTGTATCTCAATAACAAATTACAATTTATTAATACAGATTATACCACTGCTACAGATGTAAACGGATTACTATATGTTACATTTACAAATCCATTATCATTAGATGATGTAATTGTAATAAAAACAAAAAGTAAATATCCAAAAAATAATAATGGTTATTATGAAATAGCAAAAAATATTGAAAGAAATCCGTTAAATGAAAATATTACTGAATTTACTTTAGGCGAAGTAAACGATCATGTTTATACAATAGTAGAAGAAATTAATAATTTTAATGGAATTTTTCCTGGCCCAAGTAATTTAAGAGATATAGGGTTTTTAAGCAGATATGGTAAAAAGTTTTTAAAACACAGCGGACCCATAAACCTATCAACTTATCATTTGGTTGACAAAGATGCTAATATTATAAAAGCACTAAGGTATGCAAGAAAAGAATACGGAAAATTTAAAAGACAGTTTTTGCAGACAGCTAATACTTTAGGATTTGAAGGTCCAGTAAAAGTACATGTAGATAATATTTTAAATGAGATGAATAGAGATAAAACATCTAGCATGCCGTTTTATTTTAGTGACATGGTACCCCAAGGCGGTTCAGTAAAAACTAGTCATACAGTTTTAGATACAGATGAAAGATATTTTCCGTTAAGTGCAACATTTTCAATGTCTACACTAAGTCGGAAAGCTGTACAAGTATATCTAAACGGAAGCCAATTGACTCATGGTAAAGATTATACTTTTAATTCAGAAGGATTTGTAGACATTACAGCTACTAAAGCAGTAAACGATATAATAGATACATATGAATATGATAGCACTAATGCTAGTTTTATGCCACCAACTCCTAGTAAGTTAGGACTTTATCCATCATTTGAGCCAAAAATATATACTGATAATACTGCAATTAACCCAGTCACTGTTATTCAAGGACACGACGGTAGCAAGTTCGTAGGATTTGATGATTTTAGAGACAATTTATTGTTAGAATTAGAATTAAGGATCTATAATAATATAAAAATAAATTATGATACTTCAATATTAGATATCCATAGTTTTGTTCCTGGACAGCATAGAGATACTACGTTTACAAGGCAAGAATTAAATTATTCTATGACCGCTGATTTTATACAATGGAGTCAGTTGGTGGATGCAGATTATGTAACTAATAGTTCTTTCGATAGAAATAATGCATTTACATTTAACTATGCAGATACTAGATATAAAACAGGCTCAGAAAAACTGCCCGGTCATTGGCGTCAAGCATATATGTATGCATTTGATACCGACAGGCCGCATACAGATCCTTGGGAAATGTTAGGTTTTAGTGTAAAACCAACTTGGTGGGAAACACAATATGGTCCTGCTCCTTACACTAGGAATAATAAATTATTATGGCAAGATTTAGAACAAGGTATAATTAGAGAACCAAACAAAAATATAATTGTTGACAAAAAGTATATTAGGCCTAATTTACAAAGTAATATTCCAGTAGATGATGCTGGCAACATACTTCATCCTAATGCTTGTGGACTTTTAACAAATTTTGATGCAAGTGTAATTACTAATAATTGGGTGTTTGGAGACGGTGGACCTGTAGAATCGGCCTGGAGAAGAAGTTCAGAATATCCTTTTAGTTTAATTACTGCTTGGGTTCAAAACCAACCAAATAATATATTTGCTACTGGTTTTGACAGAGCCCGACAGAAAAGGAATCTAGCTGACCAGATTGTTTACGGCGATTCCGGAATAGCTATTAAATTAGATAATATTGTATTCCCAAATACTATATCTGATACAACGCAAGTGTTTACTAGCGGACTTGTTAACTATATTGCAAACTACATGACAAGTAATACAACTCAATCTTATACAGATTATAAAACAAGATTAGTTAATATTAAAAACCAAATGGGTAGTAAGATTGCAGGGTATTCAGATAAGAAAAAGTTTAGATTAATATTAGATTCTAGATCGCCTACTAATGAAGGTAATGTTTTTGTACCAGATGAAAATTATGATTTAATATTAAACACTAGTAGTCCTATAAAAACAATTAGTTATAGTGGCGTAATAGTAGAAAAACAAGCAGATGGATATGTAATTAGGGGTTATGATAATTTCCAACCTAATTTTACGTATTATAGAAGAATTGTACAGCAAAATGATCCTGTAATTAATGTAGGTGGAATATCAGAATCGTTTGTAAATTTTTCAAGTAATAGTGCATATACATTAGGACAAATTGTAAAACAAAATAATACATTCTTTAGGGTTACCGAATCTCATACCAGCGAAGATAATTTTGATGGCAGTAAATTTGCCGGTATTCCTGAATTACCATTAGTTGGCGGAGCAGTAGCTACTATGCCGCGTGTATTTGAAATTATAGAAAGCACTTTAAATTATGGCGATAAACTCGATACTTTACAAGATGTTGTTGACTTTTTATATGGCTACGGAAAATATCTTACCGAGCTAGGTTTTGTATTTGAAGATAGAGTTCCTAATTCGAATGAAGTATCAGATTGGTCTACTGCATCAAAGCAGTTTATGTTTTGGACTACACAGAATTGGGCTGCAGGAACTGTAATTACACTAAGTCCAGGCGCAAATAAATTAACACTACAGTCTAATTACAGTATTGTGGATAATATATATGACACGTTTTATGGATATAGTTTATTAAAAGGTGATGGCAAAAAGTTAAACAATGAGTTTGTACGTATTTCAAAAGGTATTGAAAATGAGTGTACTGTTACAGTTGTAAATTCGGCAGACGGTATATTTGCAGTAAGATTTCCATTAGTTCAAAAAGAACATGTGTTAATTATTGATAACAAAACTGTATTCAATGACGTTATATATGATCCTGCTGCAGGATATAGACAAGAAAGAATTAAAGTTTTAGGTTATAGAACAGATAATTGGAACGGAAGTCTTAACATACCGGGATTTATCTACGACAATGCAGTTGCAAAAGAATGGGAAGCATGGAAAGATTATTCCATAGGCGACTTAGTAAAACACAAAGAATTTTATTACAGTTCAGATAAAAAAATTGCAGGCACACAACTATTTGAAGCAGACAGTTGGACCAGACTTGATAAAAAACCAACACCGGGACTGTTAACAAACTTTGATTACAAAATTAATCAGTTTAGCGATTTTTATGATTTAGACAGTGACAATTTTGATGTTGAACAACAAAAACTAGCACAACATTTAATCGGATACCAAAAGCGTCAATACTTAGAAAACATTATTAATGACGATGTTAGTCAATACAAATTTTATCAAGGATTTATTTTAGATAAAGGATCTAAAAATTCCTTAACTAAATTATTTGATGCATTAGCAAGTGCTGACCAAGAAAGTTTAGATTTCTTTGAGGAATGGGCAATCAAAGATGGTCAGTATGGTGCTTCAGAAGGATTTGAAGAAGTTGAATACCTACTAGACGAAAAACAGTTCAAAAGCGATCCACAGCCGATTTTGCTTACAAATAATGTTACTGGTCTAGAGACAGATTTAGTTTATAGAATTAAAGAATACCAAACATACTTAAAGACGAATAATTACAATCATGCACCTTTCCCTGCAAAATATATCTCTAAAGGTTACACAAAAGATGCAGGATATGTTAATCCTGAAGATGTAGATATTGTAATTTCAAAATACGAGGAAATTACAAATAAATCATTTAATGATATTGATAATGAAAATTATGTATGGGTAGGAAATTACAAAGAAGACTGGTCAGTATTTCAGCATATACAAACTGATTATATCATAGAAAAAATAGAATCTGGTACTGACGAATTTACACTAGTTCTAAATTCTACTCCTTTAGATATTAACACAGGAGATGTGTTAGGAGTATACAATGTATTAATTAAAACATATGCTCCGGGAGCTTTTGATAGCACCCAAACATTGACACAGACTATTGCTCCTATTGAAGGATTTTTTAAGGTTAAGTCAGTGTCGCTTAATAAAATTGTGTTAGAGTCTTCTGTCAGCATAGCAGATGTAGAAGAATGTGAAGGAAAGTTAAGCAAATTTATAAGCGTAAGAAAAGCTAATTTATTAGAAGCAAACACTTTAGCCGAGCAGGAGATAGGTCAAGATGAAAAACTTTGGATTGACGATGCCGGAAACGGAAAATGGACTGTTTTACAGAATAAAAATAAATTTACAGTACAGCAAGAATTATCTAATTCTGAACTTGGAAACGCACACAAATTTGGTACAGCAATAGCAGTTGATGATAGAAATGTAAAATTTGCTGTAGGTTCTCCTGATTTTGGCGACGGTAAGGTATACATTTACAACAGAGCAAGTAATGCTTTGAATTACTCTTTGTACCAAGTTTTAGAACCTGATGCAAATATTGCAAGTGCAGGACAAAAATTTGGATATAGTATTGCTATGAGCGATGATGCAAAATATATTATTGTTGGCGCCCCATACGCATCTAATGTAAAAACAAATTTTAAAAACGGATTTTCTACAACTACTAATTATGCAGCTGGTGATATAGTAAGTTTGAACAATAGTTTATGGCAAGCCGATAACGACATTCTTGGTGCAGTAGCCAATATAACATTTAATAGCTTTGATAGTGTTGCACAGATCAACTACAGTTTAAACAATTATTCACAGGATGCAGAAGATATACCTGTAATACTTACGGGTGATTATCCGTTTAAAAATATTACAACTGATCATTTTTTAGTTAGAGCTCCTCTAAATATGTATAACGGATCGGGAGTCGGCGATCAGATACATCTAAGATGGAATAGTTTGGCAAATGCAAATCAATCACAAATTAATTTAGTAGAAAGAGCACCATTTGATGGCGCAGTTCCATATCTTTCTAAAGCATATTTAGAATCAGACCATACTATTAGTAAAAAAATAGACGCTATATTATACGTTGACGCATCAAATAACATTCCTGATATAGGCGACATAGTTACTACACAAGGAGCGACAGGAACAGTAGTCTATACACACAACGAATCTGCGCAGCTAACAATATATGTAAATGATGTAAATGGTGAATTTCCTACATCTAATAGTCTGTTTATTGATGGTAACGACTTTGTAGGCGAATACGAAAGAATAGGACCAAGTGAACAAATAACCACATCTAATTCTTGGGGCGGATATTGGTTTGTTCAATCTAGTAATCCTTATGCAATCGGAGATACAAATTTTGACACAGGCAACGGTTTAGTATATACAGATTTTGTATCTATAACTGATGTATCAACTGATAGCACATTAAACGGATATTATTATCAAAGTTTAGATTACAAAACAAACACTCAAGATAGCGAAAGTGTAATTAACAGTTACATACAAACATTAAGTTTTACAGGAACTCCGGGACCTTTAGGAACTAGCGATCCTATAATTAGTACAAAATTTGTTGTAAGAGCACCAAAAGTTTTATCGGACACTGCACAGATAGGTGATGATTTTAATTTGTATGTAAACAATTTGCCTGACATTGTATCTACAATGACAGTAAATAATCCTATCACAGTAGGTGCTGGCGAAATAATAACACAACAAGTTACAGGAGCAACAGCAGTTGTAAAAGAAAGTGTTACAAATGCAACAGTTATAAAAATAGACACTATCACAGGAAATTTTGATGCTGTAAATTTATTAAGTTTTAGTGCTTCTGGTGCATTAGGTGTTCAGATCAATACACTTCCAGTAGTTGATGCACTAGTAGATCCGAGTAGTATAGGATTAAGTTTTGCTGTAACTAACCAAGAGCATACGATTGATGATATATGGGATGGATATATTAGTTATGTAAATACTAAAAGTTTAGACGGTTTACCGTTTGAACCTATTGTAGGACAGAGAGTGCGTGATGTTTCTACAGGCGCAACAGCAGAAGTTGTTTTTTATCAAAGAAGTTTAAATGATGTAACTATTTTTGTAAAAGATGTTATTGGTAATTGGAGTA